AAATAAAAATATTAATGGGTTATATGATAAAAATCAAGTACCTTATAGAGACACACCAGGTCAAAGTGTTGGTTCAGTATTAGATGCATATGGATTTCCTAAAATAACACCATACACAAAAGATAAAGAAACAGATTTAAAACAATATATGTTTTCAATTGAAAACTTAGCATGGGCTAGTTCAGATATTAAAGCTGTATTACCTTCTTTTGAAATTGGTGATGGTGATTTAATAAATAATAAAAAGGGTAGAATTATGTGGTTTCCACCATATGATATAAACTTTAGTGAAGGTAATAACGTAAGTTGGGAATCTACTAATTTTATTGGTAGAGGTGAACCAGTTTATACATATAATAATACAGAAAGAAGTGGTAATTTATCATTTAAAATTCTTGTCGACCACCCTAGTTATGCAAATTCATTTAGAGGTGATAAAGGACCAGATGACCATTATGTAAATTCATTTTGGGCTGGTTGTATCCCTCCAGAATTTAAAAATAGATTAACTGAAAGTGAAAAAAGTTGGGAAGAAACTTTAACTCACACTATCCCAGTGAAAACAACAATTGAAACCGAACCTGCACCAAATGTTAAATTAACTGTTTATTTTCCAAATGACCAAGCAGCTGTACCTCCATATGATTATGAAAGTGGTATGAGTGGAACATCATCAACTGATTATATTGATTATTCTGTAAATAGTGATGGTCGTGGGTATGGTATTGATTTATACCCAGCTGAATACACTGAAGGTATACATAAACGAACTGGTTGGTTTGATAACACAAATTATGGACTTAATGGTACTAGTATTTATCAACCAAAAATAATATTTAATGGTAACGAATATGAGGGTTGGAATGATAGAGCTGGTTTATTAATTGACATTAACACATATTTAACTGAAAAATGCCCACATTGTATGGTAGATGTTACAGGTTATGCAAGTCAACAAGGTGTTACACCTTCAAACGATAAATTAGTTAAAGATAGAGCACTTAATATAATTGAAGAATTAAAAGTTTGGTTATTTCCTGACATGCCAAAACCTGAAAAAGATAAACGATTTAAGTTTATCCAAGGTAAAATAGAAACAGGAAATAGTGCATGTAAACCTAAAGATGTTTATGCTATTGATAAAAAACCATGTAAATTAGACAGACGAGCTGAAATAACTTTTAGATTTGAACAAGAATTAGTAGCTGAAAAATTTAAAAAACCAGATATTATTGTTGAAGATGGAACAAGAAAATATAACAAAAAAATAACTGATAGATTCTATAATGAAACATTATATTTTGACCAATTAACTGATGTTGACCCTTTGGTGTTTGATTCGTTTAGACAAAAAATAAAATATTTTCACCCAGCTTTCCATTCAACTACACCTGAAGGTCTTAATGCAAGGCTTACATTTTTATTACAATGTACTAGACAAGGACCAACTTTGGAAGCACAAGGTGCTAATAATCTAGCGTTTGGTAGACCACCTGTATGTATTTTAAGAATTGGGGATTTTTATAACACAAAAATTGTTATGGATAGCGTTAATATTGACTATGAACCGTTGGTTTGGGATTTAAACCCAGAAGGTATTGGTGTTCAACCAATGATTGCTAACGTGAATATTTCATTTAAATTTTTAGGTGGTTCTAGTCTTATGGGTCCAATTAATAAACTTCAAAATGCATTGTCATTTAATTATTTTGCCAACACACAAGTTTATGATGCAAGAGCTGATTATATATCAAAAGATAGACCAACATGGAATCTTAAAGATAATGATGGTAAAGATTTACCTACGACTATGACAGCAAAAGAAAGTGCGTCTGGTTATTATTTAAATCATGGTAAGCTGTCATCAAACAATAAAAAAGAAGAAATAACATTTACTGATACACCATTTGCTCCACCAAGTATTGATGAAGTATTAACACAAGATAATGCAGCAGGGGATGCACAAATAGCCCCTGCTGATTTAACTACACCAGCAGGTACAATTGATGATAAAGCAGTAATTAGTAAAATAGGGTTAGTTGGATTTACGGCATACAATTTTGATGATGCCAAATTAAATTTATATTTAGTTTGGAATAGCAGCTCAAAAGTAACATCAATTAATTTAAATCCTGACCCACCTAAAACATATAAAGGTCAAGTTTATGTAACTAGTAGCGATAATATAAAAACAAACATAGGTTATATTTCAATACGTTCAAATGGTGCAAATCAAGGTGCTGTTCTTAGTAATAGTAGTGAAGATGAATTTACAATTGGTTCTGATACAAAAGAAGCATTCTGGAATAGTCCTTTGGAGTTAGATGACGCTCAAAATGCAGCTGTTAAAGTTGCATATGAAAAAAATGGTTCTAGTTTAAGAATAGAATGGGAAACTGGTTCAATAAATAATGCAGGGTTTGCTGAATCTTCTGCAATAACATTTTAAAATAAATAAATTATGGCACAATATTTTGATAGATATAATAAATTCAGAATAAACACTGAAATTAAACCAATTCCAGGTATAACTATACCTTTAGATGCTGCAGATAAATACACTGTATATAAAGAAATCAGTAGTAGACTTGACAAATTGAGCAACACGTATTATAATAACCCTTATAGTGGATGGTTAATTATGTTAGCCAATCCAGAATTTGGCGGTTTAGAATTTAACATACCAGATTCTACTATTATAAGAATACCTTTTCCTTATGATAGTGCTTTAAGTAGATATAGTACGGGGGTAATAACACATAAACAATTATATGGAGAATAGTAAAATAGGATGCAGTAGCGGTAGAGCAACAATTATAGACCCTAATCATTTTGGTGGTGAAAATTCATCTAGCAACATACCTGTAAATAATGAAGATTTAAATATTTCAGTTGTTTTAACAACATTTAAAAAAGGTAGAACCATATTAACTGCTGATAAAACGACTTCAAAAAACACAATTGATACACAAAAAAGTGTAAGTATTAATTTCATCGATGGTAGTAACATTAATGGTAAACAAGTACTAACAACAAACTATACAGATTTAACAACAATATTTGATGATAATACATCTAGTAATGCTGGTGAAGGTTTGGGTATTACTAGTATTGATATTGATTTTAACTCACAACAAGCACCCTTGGTTACGATACAGTTTGTTGATGTTAGAGGTACTGCTATATTTCAAAATGAACAAAATATTATGGGTGGTAAAAATAAGTATTCAACATTTTTCCAACTACCTTATCCGTTATTTAAATTGACAATCAAAGGTTACTATGGGTTACCTGTTCAGTATTGCCTACACATGTATAAATTCAATTCAAAATTCAATTCACAAACTGGAAATTTTGAAATAACTGCTAATTTTATTGGGTTTACTTATGCTATGTTATCTGATATGCTTATTGGATATCTTAAAGCAATTCCATACACAAATATTGGTAAACAAAGATATAAAATAATTAATGATGCTAGACGTGAAAATGGTGTAGAAGATATTATGAATTTGAATGATTTAATGATAGCAATAGCTTTAATTAATGAATCCGTAAAACAATTAAGTGCTAGTGATACTGATGCAATAGAAGTAACTAACATTGAAAATAAAACTTCATCTCTTAACAATATAAAAGATATTCTTACTAGGTTTTGCAGTCAATTAGATATTAGAGGTAATACAACTGAAATAACTCCAGTTATATGTAAACCAGATTCTTCCGTTAAAGATGTTGCTAAAATTATTGCAGATTATACAGAAGAAATGAATAAAGCAATAACTGAATTTAATCAAAATTCAAATGTCCAATTAGATGTAACTTTATTTGATATGAATTTATCGGTTTCTAGTAACGATAATGGTCGTGGTTTTCCAAATAACACTTCTAAAAGTATTAGAGATGCTATCGCAACAGTTCCCAATAAAGTTAATGTGGCTCTTATTAATGCTGATTTGGATACTTTAGAAACAGACAAAATAAAAGATGATACAATATGTACTTTTTGGCTTATGGTACAACCAAAAAGAGCTTTAGAAGAAGCAGCTACTCAATTAGAAGATGCAAAAAAAGCGGCTAGATTAAGTTTAGGGGTAAAAGCTAGAGATTTGATTAGAACAAAACTTAAATTTGACCCTACAATGAGAAATATTATAGAAATTTTTACAACTGCTGTAGAAGTTTTTATGGAATCAATATACCAAGTTTCATCAGATGCTGAAAAAATTCCAAATAAGTTAAGGTTAGACCAATTAATACCTAAATTTGTTGCTAAAGAAAGTGTAGATATAAACAATGTTAAAAATACCGATGAATCAATACTTGCATGGCCTGGTTATAGAGAAAAAAAAGACCAAGGTAACAAAGAAGCATATGTTGAAAAATATTTGGGTCAGATAAAACCAACTAAAATTCTTGAAATACCTACAGATGTAGATGAAATAAGATTTATCGATGATTTATTAATGGGTTTTATTGCTGCAGCTGCGGCAACTCAACAAGCTTCTGAAATAATAAACGAAACAGAAAATATTTGGTTTCCAATTAGCCCAGTAGATACTAAATTGTTTAACATAAATTCATTTCCTTATAAAAGAATTGGTAAAACTGGTTTAAGTAGTCATTTAGAAGTTGCTAATTTATTATTAATTAGAGCTACTACTTTTTTAAATGGTAATAATTGGCTTACAGAAAGAGAGGTTGAACAAATGGCCGAAATGGATACTATGTCTATGATTCATTCTATTGATGATATTACACTTAAATTAGCGTTAAGTAATTTAACTTATGATAGTTTTTTAACTTTAAAAGGTAAAATAAATGATAAAGAACGTGATATTTTATTTAAAGATAATACAGATTCTACATATGTTTATACTTATTTCCCAAAAAATGCTACTAATGATACAACTTATAGTGAAAGAGTATTACCAATAAGCGATGGTTTTAGTGGTACATGGGCTAAAGACACTACAACTGGTATTTGGGGGTTCTCAGGTCCAGATGATGTTGTATTTTTAACTAATTATGGAAATAGTATAACTTTGGACAAACCAATAGATGGTGGTGTATACATCAAAATGTTTACAATAGATGATTATAACGCTTATGCGAATTTAGATTCTAGTGTAAAACCTGCCGATGTGGATGTTACAAAAAATACTCTATTATTAACAGGATTACAAACAGATATTAATAGTGTTACCGCTGCTGAAACTGCTAAATTTAATGCTTTTGGAGGTCCATGGGGTGTTCAAGAATTTAAAAATTTAGACTGGGGAGATAGTACTTTAGATAAATTACCATTAAGATTTTTATTTTTTAATAAAGAAGATAGTAAAGCCTCAGGTCTAGTAATACATAATGATAAAACAGATAAAACTGATAATTCATTTAATCCAGCTGCACCCACTTCACCGTTTTATTTTGGGTGGTGGGGTACAAATTATACTATTATAGCTGGTTTGGCAGTTCAACCTGCCGATGTTACTAATGATTCTGGTAATAGATATAGTCAAATAGGTAAGAATTATTTAAATTTAAATAATTCTTCAACAACACCAATAACATATCCTTTTGTTACACAAAAAGTATATATCCCACTTAAGAATATAGGTGGTGGTGGTTTTAGTAATTATAATGAATATAGAAATATCAGTGTGTTTGGAAATCAATGGTTTTACGGGCAAAGCAATTCAACTAGTCCTTTATATGCTAAAGCGTTATTATTTTTAAATTCTTTACCATGGGCTACTGACCCTTTAGTAAGTAAAGAAACATTGAATTTATTTAATATCAGAGCTGGGTTTGTACATGTACCTAAATTATGGGCAGCTTATGTTGGTGGTTTAATATGGAGAAATGATGGCAACAATCCGATAACTTCAAATGGTATTATTACTGGTGGTGGTTCTGGGGCTGGTGACCCTATTGTATGGCAAATTACTGGTAGAGTATTAGCACCATATAATAACGATAATAGTATAGCAAATACAAAATGGCCAGCAACAAATCAAAGCATATCTCAAATTTTTACAGATGAACAGCAGCAACCTGATTTATATGGAACATTAAACCGTATTCTATCATTACCAGACCAAGTTAAAGAAGAATTTAAAAAAGTATTTTTTAATTTTGTACATAAAGACTCAGTTAGTATTGGTAAAACAACTGGCACAGTATATGATTTTAATGATTTAAATGAAGCATCACAAATAACTAGTAGCGGTACGTTAGCAGGTTTCTACGCAGCATCAGCCCCAATATATAATAGAATCGATGCTATTGACACAGCTTTACCTACTAATTTTCAGGTAGGTTATCAAGATGGTAATTTTAGTGAATTAACAGGGAATGTGCCAAACTTTACTACTAGTCATATAGTGCAAAATATACACAATTATGAAAACTATCAAGTAATAACACCATTCTATCATGATAGAATTTTCCCAACTAACGTTTTACATTTTGAATTAGAATATAAAGATGGTGCAGATAAAGCTGGTAGCCCAGCGAATATGATTTTAACTATGTTACAAGAAGAAATAGTAATAGCAAATGCTAGTCCATATATTTGGGACGCAGTAAATACTAATGAATTGTATGCACCAATGTTTAACACGGTAGATAGATTTGAAAAATATTTTAAAACAGTTGTTAACGTGCTTAAAGATAAATGTTCCACAAATGCGATTGCTGATGACCTTAAACAGAAAGAACAAGAAATATTTGGTACTAGTGATTCAGATGCGATAAAATTTCAATTATATAAAACATGTAAAAATATAAATGACAAATGGCTTGGTGGTGTTACTAACATAGATAATATTGTTTATCAATGCGGTGGTGCCAACAGCAGTGTTGATAAAGGATTAAGAAAAAAATATAGAAGAAATGATGAAAAAGCTAGATTAATTGATAGTTTTAGATTTGTGGATAGAGCATTTAGTGATATTGGTGATTTATTTTATTTAAATCCAATACCAGTTAATGATTATTTAATGAATAGCCCTAATACATCTGTGTTTGATGCCGTTAGTCAATTATTAGCGTCAAACCATTTTACATTTATTCCGTTACCAACATTTATTAACTATAACGACCCTGTTATGTTAAAATCAATGTTTAATACGTACCCTGATTATGGTGAAGCAATCGAAGATGGTATTTGTGGCCCTAGTTTTGTTAGTGTATATGCTGGCGATACTTCTAAACACTTAGATTTTGGCGATAACGAATATCCAAATGATGGTGTTGATTTTCAATGTGGTAGTAATAATTCAATTATTAATGTACCACCTGATTTTGTTGGTACAAGTAATGAGTTTGAAAATGATGTTGCAATATTTTCGGTTAATTATGGTCAACAAAATCAAAACATATTTAAAGATATAACATTAGACCAAAGCGAATTTAGTGAAACCGATGAATCATTAAAAATTACTGATGATATTGGACATAAAGGAGTACAAAACGACATAAGTTTGGGTGGTCAAAACATTTATAATGTTTATTCGGTAAGAAGTTATAAAGCAGAAGTTGAAATGATGGGTAATGCCATGATTCAACCAATGATGCACTTCCAATTGAATAATATACCTATGTTCCATGGGGCATATTTAATAACACGTGTAAAACATACAATTAAACCTAATTATATGTCAACAGTATTTAGTGGTAGTAGGGTAAGATACCCAAAAACAGAATTGTTAAGTGGTGCTGATTTTTATATGGGTATACTTGATAGTATGAATCTTTCAGCTAATGGTAGTAATACAGTTGGTGCTGTAGGTTCTTCATTGATTAATGGATATGCTGCTGATTTAAGAGCAAATATCCCAAAAAATAAAATAATTGAAGGTAGTACAATACCTAATAAAGCAGCATTAACGCAAAGAGCTGAAAAAGAACTTTTAAATTGGCAAGATGGTAAAGTAAACGAAAAAAATGGTGTTGCATTTTTAGATGAATATGCAAAAGCAACACCAGCAAACGGTGTTAGTGGTACTGAATATGCATCAGGAGCTCAACCATGGAGTGGAGTATTTATTTCATACGTTATGTTGGCTGGTGATTCTGATTTTCCTAATTCAGCAATGCATTTTTCATATATAACAGATGCTATGAATGGTAAAAATGGTTATGAAGCATTTGCTTTAGGTTCTGGCTTAAAAATAAAACCAGAAGTTGGTGATTTAATTTGTGAACCTAGACCAGCAGGTGGAACTACTGGTGGCCACTGTAATGTATTATATAAAACCACAGCAACCGTAGCTTCATTTGTTGGTGGTAATTTAAGTAGTAGTGCAAAAAAAATTGATGTTACTTTGGATGGTGGTTATATCACGGATTCAACAGATGTTAAGAAAATGGTTATCTACATTAAAAAAACAGATAATAAATACTACAATAAGAAAAAAATAATAGGTACTGGTAATTTTGATGATGGTGTCCACAAAGGTAACCAAATAGATACTAAAACTCTATATGAAGAACTTAAAAAACAATTAGGTTATGGTGATGCTGCAATTGCAGGTATTATGGGTAACATGTATCAAGAAAGTAGATTCATACCTACAGCAAGAAATCCTGTAGGTAAAGATTATGGATTGGTACAGTGGTATGGCCCAGCACAAGAAGCACTTTTAAAATGGTTATCTGATAATGGTTTAGACAAAACATATTTTAAAGACCAAATACAATATTTAAAACATGATATAACTGATAAATCTAAATATACAGGTAAAAATTTAGCTGCTAATAATGATGTAACAGATGCAACTAAAATATTTTATATTACATATGAAAGTGGTACTTTAGGTTACTTTAATTTTAGTGCAAATTCAGTTGCTGAAAGATTAGCAGAAATGAACCAAGTAGATGGTTCGTATAATAAAAGGGTTTCCTACGCAACTCAAATTAGTGAAATGATTAAAACCAAAAACTTTTATATTCCTAGATAATTAATTTGATTAATTAAAAACAATGTAGTACATTTGCAAAATGAAAAAAATTGCAAATATAGTTTCAGATAACACAATAAATGTTTCAGAAATTTTTAACGTAGTAAAGACCATGGATGAAATACAACATGGTCTTCCTACATTAATAGTGGGTCTAGACTTAGCAGATAAACTATATCCTAATTTTGATATTACAAATATTTGTTTAGCACCTAACGTATATTGGACATTTAAAAAAACTCAAAAGCGTGATAAACATACAGAAGATTTAAACTTTTTTATCAATAAAGTATATACCGATATGCTTAAAGGTGTAACATACTATTTTGTAGACCTTATTCAAAACCAAACAAAAACACTCAAACGAGTTATTAAAAAAATACGTGAATTTAAGCACATTACCACATACATACACAAAGATATGGTTTACCTATATAGTGATAATTTAATCTTTGGAATAGACTTAAAATTAGCAAGATACATTGGGATGGATGTTGATAATTTAATTTCAAAAATTAAATTAATTAGCACTGTCTTTTTGACTAATGATGAGATACTTATAGAATATAAAAAGAACTTGGAAGAAATGGAATTCCAAGCTCGATATATTCCTTATTTAGTATCGATAATCAATGAGTAAAACAAGTTTATTAGCAGCATTTATCTTCCCTGAAAGATTAGAATGGTTTCTAAGTTATTTAGAAGCTAAATTCTCCATTGGCAAAGAAAAAGTATTCTGTTATAAAGACGAAGATGATGAATCAAAATTAATAATAACTTTTAAATTATCAATTCCAGAAGATAAATCATTAAACCTCAAAGAATTATTTCCTAGTGCTATTATCATACATAAAAAAGGTAACGCATTATATACAATAAATGCGTTGAATAAATTAATTGATGAAAAAGCTAAAGAATCAATAGGTAATATAGAATATAAAGATGTTAAAATCGATTGGGAAGAATATCAAGGTAAATTTATACTAATTAAAGATAAAGAACTTAAGATTTTAAGTATAAGTAGAGTTTTTTAACGATTACTCGATATTTATATATAAAATAACAAACTCAAATAAAATTAGTTATGGAAAAAGATATTAAAAACGTAGAATTAAATAAAGCCTTAGAAGGTTTTTTAAATACTGAAAACAAAGACCCAAACATGGATTGTACATCAGGTGTTTGTGTGATTAAAGGCGATAAAAGCTTAGTTGAAAGAATCAACAAAAAAATCATAACAGAAGACGGAAGACAATTATTATTCTAATGAAGAAAACAAAATTTAACCCACAATTACTTAAAGAAGAACTTAATAGATTCAAACTTATAAACGAATATTCTTTCTACAAAGAAGCTCAAGCAGAAGATGATGATTTATTATTAGGTGGATTAGACGAAGCTGATGAAGAACCAGAAGGTGCAGATGCAATAGCAAATGATTTAGGGGTACCACCTCCAGATGCTGCAGCACCAGATGTAGATTTTGGTGGAGAACCTCAAGCAGGCGATGCAGCACCAGCTGAAGACCCAGCCGCACCTCCTGCAGCAGAAGTAGCACCAGAAGCACCTATGGCACCAATTGAAGGGCCTGCAGAAGAACCTGCAGAAGAACCTGCAGGAGATGAAGTTGAATTGGATGTAACGGATTTAGTAGATTCAACAGATGAAGCTAAAAGTGCTGCAGATAAAGCAAGTCAAAACACAAAACTTCTTATGAAAAAACTAGAAGACTTAGAATCACGTATTGCTAGTATGGATGCTGTTAATGGTAAAATTGAAGCTCTTGAGAAAGAAATAATCAAAAGAAATCCAACCAATGTTGAAAAATTAGAAATGCAATCGTTACATTCTGGTCCTTATACTCAAAAATTAACAGATTACTGGGCTGACAAACATGGTGCGTATGATGTAATGGGTAATGATAAAAAAGAAGAATACATATTAGATAAAGATACTATTGATTCTGATTACAGTGAAGGGGATATTAAACAAAGTTTTGCTGTAAAACCAGAAGACTATGATGAAGAAGATATCTAATAACAAATAAAATTATTAAACTAAACCTCTGATTATCAGGGGTTTTTTTATTTTATGAAAATAAATTAAATAAAAAACTTGGTAGATGATATTATTAAGTGTAAGTTTGTAAAAAATAAGTAAAATATGTAAAATAGTTGCTTAAAATGCTTGACTTTTTTAAAAAATATTCGTATATTTGTATATTAAAAAACTTTAGAAAACTAAAACATAACCTAGAAAAATAACAATTAATTAAATAAATTTAGAAAAATGAACAAAGAAGAAGATGACTTATTGGCAATGTTGGCTCAATACGAAGAAAACAACAAACCACTTTACGTAAAAAGCGAAACCGCTAAAACGTATGACTTAAAAAATTACTTTACAACTTACGATTTAGAAAAAGATGAACAATCTAAAACTAAAGAAATTAGAATCTTACCAAACCCAAAAGGTGGTTCTCCGTTAGTTGAATTCTATGGCCACACAGCAATGGTTGACGGTCAAAAGAAAACATTCCCATGTTTACAACATGAAAAAGGTACTGCATGTCCTTTCTGCGAAGCTCGTGAAGCTTTACTTGCCACTGGTGATGCTGGTGACAAAGAATTAGCTAAAAAATATAATGCTAGAAAAATGTATATCGCTAAACTTATCGATAGAAACCACGAAGACGAAGGTGTTAAATTTTGGAGATTTAATAACGACTACACTAAAAAAGGTGCATTCGATTTAATCCACGGTGTTGTATCTGGTCTTAAGAAAAACAAAAATATTTCTAGCCCTACTGAAGGTCGTGATTTAACTATCATGATTAACAGAAACCAAACTGGTTTACCAATCATTTCGTCTATCGTAGCACAAGATTCTGATGTTTTGAGTGCTGATGCAGATAAAGCTGCTGAATGGTTAGCTGATGAAAGAACATGGGAAGATGTTTATTCAGTAAGAAATTATGATTACTTAGCAATTATCGTTAGAGGGTACACACCTATCTGGGATAAAGAAGCTAAATGTTTCGTAGCAAAAGAATTAGCCAAAGAAAACGAAGCAGAATCTAATGAATTAGATTCAGAATTGACTATGGCTGTTGAAAATGTTAAAGCTAATGTAACAGCGGCTGAAACAGTTACAAATCCAGTGTCTACCACTCCAGAAGCGGAAGACGATGATTTACCTTTCTAATCAAAGGTAACAAAACAAAAAAAGAAGTGAGAAATTGCTTCTTTTTTTTGCTAAAATAACGAGGAATAAAAATTAATATTAATGGCTGTAAAACCAAAAAAAACAAATGAAAAACCAGTAATTGAAAAAGTAGCATTCGATTTAGATTCATTCTTAGAATCAGAAAACATTAACTCAGAACCAAAAGATAAAGAATTATCATGGGTTCCATTATCAAAAGCATGGCATGATGCTTTAAAACTACCTGGATTTCCACGTGGATATTTATCTCTAGTAAGAGGTTATTCAAACACTGGTAAATCAACAGCGTTTTATGAAGCGATTGCAGGATGTCAAAAGATTGGGGATTTAGCCGTAGTAATTGAAACTGAAGGTAACTGGAACACTGAACACGCAAAACAAGTAGGTGTTAAATTTAAAGAAGTTGTAAACGAAGAAACTGGTGAAATTACTGAGAAACCAGATGGTTTTATCTTGATTAGAAACAAGGATTTGTACAATATGTATAAAAACTACAATCATCAAGATAGTAAAATGATGACTAAACCTACGAGAGGGGAACCAGTTATCGAAGACGTTTCATTATTCATTAGCGAAATGCTTCAAAAACAAGAAGATGGTATTATTACCAATAATATGTGTTTCCTATGGGATTCTATCGGTACACTTAACTGTTATAAATCAGCTTGTTCAAATACTAGCAACAATATGTGGAATGCAGGTGCTATGGGTTGTTTCCAAGCTATAGTTAACTTTAAAATTCCTTCTAGTAGAAGTATGGATAGTGAATATACCAACACTATGATTTGTGTTCAAAAAATATGGTTAGATAATATGAACGGAACGGTAGTGAAACACAAAGGTGGTGAATTTATGTTCTTTAATTCTAGAATTATTGTTCATATTGGTGGTATTCTTACTCACGGAACTAAAAAGTTAACAGCAGTTGCTTTGGGACAAGATTTCCAATTCGGAACTGAAGCTAAAATCAGATGTGAGAAAAACCACGTTACAGGTATTGAAAGAAACGGAAGCATTGCATCAACACCACACGGTTATGTTAACCCAAGTGAATTAGATGCTTACAAAAAAGAAAAAAGACAATTCATCCATGATGCATTAAATGTTAGTTATGATGAAGAAATCAGTTTTCAAGAAACTGAAGGTCGTCTTGAAGGAGATGATATCAGAGAGTAACAAAAAACGAGTATTAACCTTATAAAGGTTTAGAATGAACAAAAGACCACCAAAAAATGGTGAAATTAGAGAAGAAATTCAAAATACACTTTTAGTAGACGGAAATGCCCTGTTTAAACGGGGCTTTTCTGGTGCTAAAGACTTGTATAACAAAGATGGCCTCCATATAGGTGGAGTATACCAATTCCTTACAACACTTCGTATGTTGCTAGAACAAGAAATGTACCACAGAGTCTATGTATTCTGGGATGGTAATTTCAGTGGGAAACTAAGATACGAAATTTACGAGCCATACAAAAGTGCTCGTGGTAAAGACTACATAAACGGCACTCAGCCAATTGACGAATCAGAATTAAAACAACGCAGAATCGTTTGGGATTACCTAAATGAATTATGTATCAGACAATTAAAAGATGAGGTTATTGAAGGTGATGACTTTATAGCATATTATTGCCTTACCAAAAACAAAAACGAAAAAATAACTATCTGCACCAATGATAGTGATATGGCTCAACTAATAAATGAAGATGTTAGAATATTTTTCTTAAACTTTAAAAATTATGTTGGTAAAGCCAATTATTCTTCGTACTTTAGCCATAATCTAGAAAATTCAATGTTGATTAAGTCAATGATTGGAGATACAGCAGATAGCATCAAAGGAATTAAAGGTTTAGGTGAAACGACACTATTAACTCATTTTCCAGATTTGACAAAAAGAAAAGTAACTTTAAATGAAATTATAGAACAAGCTAGTAAACAACAAGAAGAAAGAATCGCACTAAAACAGAAACCTCTTAAGGTGTTACAAAACATCATAGATGCCGTTACTGATGGAGTTCAAGGGAATAAAATATATCAAATCAATGAAAGATTGGTTAATTTATCTAAACCTATGATGACAAAAGATGGTATAAGAGCGTTAGAACTACTTAAAAATGGTTCTCTACTACCTGAAAACAGGGAATTTACAAAAGTATTTGAAATGATGAAAAGTCATGGAATAGATAAAGAAATTGGGGAATATCGATACCCAGAATATCTAGTCCCTTTCAAAAAGCTTATCGATAGAGAAATAAAAAATAATTAAAATTAAATTTTAAAAAGTATGTCACAAACAATAGAATTACAAAGAAGAACACCAGTAGAAATAGAAAGATTTGAATTTTCTTTCTTCGTTAACGATAATATTATCTGTCAAAGATATTTCAAAATTAGAGATTTTGATGAAAATTTTGCACCGTTAGATGAAGCAGCTGCTAGAGTGTATAAAGCTAATCCTGCTAAAGAATTAGAAAGGATTAACGTGCTAAAAGAATTAGGTGATTCAGTAGCTGGAATACAAGATGGTATTCTTCCGAATTACTTGAAAAAGAAATCAATCGATTACTTATGGGATAATTACAAACCATATTATGCTCAAAATGAAGATTCGTATAAAACCCCACCAAAGAAAGGTGATGTGTTTCAATTTGAAGTTAAGGTAGATACTATGCCTATACTTAAAGTTGAATTTCCTAACGAATATTTCACTTTAAATCCTAAAATCAATGTTGATATTAGAGAAGTTATTCAAGAAATTATTACTGATGTAAGATATTTCTTGAGTGTAAAAAATAATGCAAAAGTGTCGAATTAATTCGATGCTTTTGTATATTTATAATAACAATGTTTTAAAAGAAAGGAAAGAAAATGGCAAAAATAGACAAAAGTAATTTAGGATATCTAGGGGCTGAATATCAGTTAAGACTTATCGCTCAGATACTTACCGATAGAAAATTCGGTAATGCAATCATAGATATTGTTAATCCAAATTACTTTGAAGATGAATACTTAAGAATTGTTGTTGGTGCAATTAAAAACGCCAAAGCAAAAGATGATATTATTCCAGATGTTGGTAGTTTGGAATTTAGGTTGTTAGATGAGGTTAAAGACGATACCCAAAGACGATATGCTTTAACACAACTAAGAAAAATAAAAGAAGCTGACCTTAATGACACTCTTTACGTGCAAGAAACTGCAATGAGATTTTGTAAGCAGCAAGAGCTTATGAAAGCTTTGGCTGAAATTAATAAAATTATTAGTAAAGGTGAAGTTGATAACTACGAAGAATTAGAAAGTAAATTAAGAAAAGCACTTGAACACGGTGATAGCAAAGATGATGGTATAAACGTATTCGATGACATTGATTCTGTTTTGGCAGATGATTTTAGAAAACCAATTCGAACTGGTATTGAAGGGTTAGATGAAATTATGGATGGAGGTTTATCAAAAACTGAATTAGCTATAATCCTAGCACCATTCGGAGTTGGTAAAACAACAATGATGACCAAAATAGCCAATACGGCAATGCTTGATGGTTATAAAGTTTTACAATTATTTTTCGAAGATAGTACAAAAGTAATTCAAAGAAAACACTTATCTTGTTGGTCAAAATTTGACCTTAATAGTTTATCAATCCATAAAGAAGAAGTAAAAGAAATGGCAGCTAATATGGTTGCTAATAGTAAAGGTAGTTTAGGTGAGATAAGACTTAAAAGATTTTCTAGTGATGGGACAACAATTCCTATTATTAGACAATACATTAGAAAATTAATTGCAACAGGTTTTAGACCAGATGTTGTAATCTTAGATTATATTGATGTAGTAGAACCATCAAGAAGATTCGATGATGTAAATGCAGGTGAAGGTAGTGTAATGAGACAATTCGAAACAATGTTGTTAGAATTAGATATTGCAGGTTGGACAGCTGTTCAAGGTAATAGAAGCTCTATCAAAGCAGATGTAGTTGAAGCTGACCAAATGGGTGGTTCAATCAAAAAAGCACAAATTGGACACTTCGTAGTATCTATAGCTAAAACACTAGACCAAAAAGATAAAAGTACTGCTACTATGGCTATTCTTAAATCTCGTTTTGGTAAATCTGGGATGATATTTGAAGATATCGTATTTGATAATGCTAGAATTCAAATAGAAATGGGTGAAAACAAACAAGCTTCTACTCGTACCGAATATAAAAATAATGTAGAGGTTAAAGGTCAAAAAAGAACCAATGAAGTGTTAGATGCTATGTTAAATAGAAACACTGCTTTAAATAGTGACCTTGTATAAATAAATAACAATAAAAAACAAAACAATGATTGAACCAATTTTAAAACCAAACCCAGATAGGTTTGTTATTTTTCCAATTGCCCACCAAGATTTATGGGATTACTATGAAATCGAATTAGAAGCGATGTGGACAGTAAAAGAAGTTGACTTATCCAAAGACATTGAACACTGGAATAAGAAACTTAACGATAATGAAAGATTTTTCATTAAAAATGTGTTGGCATTTTTTGCTGCATCGGATGGTATTGTAAATGAAAACCTAGCTATTAACTTTTTAAATGAAGTTCAATACCCAGAAGCTAAATTCTTTTATGGATTTCAAATTATGATGGAAAATATCCATAGTAATATGTATTCACTTCTTATTGATACTTACATCAAAGACTTAAAAGAAAGAAATGAATGTTTCAAAGCAATTGAATACATGCCACCAGTAAAGAAAAAAGCTGAATGGGCACTTAAATGGATTGAATCAGATTCATTTGTTGAAAGACTTATTGCATTTGTTGCTGTGGAAGGTATTTTCTTTTCAGGTTCATTCTGTAGTATCTTTTATTTAAAATCTAGAGGTCTTATGCCAGGTTTATGTGATTCTAATACGTTTATTTCTAGAGATGAGGCATTGCATGCTGATTTTGCAATTCATTTATTAAACAATCACATCGTAAACAAACCAACCAAAGATAGAATTCGTGAAATCTTTTTATCTGCGTTAGAAATCGAAAAAGAATTCATTACTGAATCTTTACCAGTTTCATTGATTGGTATGAATGCTGATTTGATGAAACAATATTTAGAATTTGTTGTAGATGGGTTATTAATTCAATTAGGTTGTGAAAAAGAATTTAATTCAAAAAACCCATTTGAATTTATGAATCAAATCACACTTAAAACAAAACAAAATTTCTTTGAAGGAAGGTCCTCAGAGTATAAAGCGGCTGATTTATCTGGTGCTATTTCATTTGATGAAGAAATATAAGTAAAAATATGCAAGTAATAAAAAGAAACGGACAAAAAATAGATTTTAATCCAAATAAAATCTTACTAAGAATAAAAAAACAATCAGATGGGTTAAAAGTTAACCCTGATGAGTTGTTCTTGAAAGTAACGCAAGGTATTGCAGACAACATGACCACAAACGAAGTTGATGACTTGATTTCGATTGTTGCTGAATCATTATCAATGAATCACCCAGATTATTCAATCTTGGCAGCTAACATAGCTATTAGTAAGCTTCATAAAGAAACTGAAGATAACTTTATGAAAGCAACCAAGAAACAATACAATGCTGGATTGTTAAATGATTTCTATTACAATAAAGTAAAAGAAAATATTGAACTTATTGAGTCAGTGATTAATTATAAAAGAGATTTTCATTTTGATTATTTTGGATGGTGTTCACTCAAAGACATTTATCTTTTGAAAACAAAGGACGGTCAATTGGTTGAAAGACCACAACAATTATATATTCGTGTTGCTCTTATGGTAACTAATAATGCTGAAGATTTTATAGAAAAATATAATGATTTAAGCAATCAAAAAGAATCTCCAGCAACACCAATTAAAATCAATATTGGAACAAAGATTGGTCAAATTGCATCATGTAATTTATCAATTGTTCCAGATGATTCAACTGAAGGGTTATTAGGAATGTTAGGTAGAATATCTATTTCATCTTCTAAAGCTGAAGGAATTGGATTAGCAGTTTCAAATATTCGTTCTAAAGAAACCAATGTTGGTAATTCTGACGGTAAAGCAGGTGGTATATTCAAATATCTTAAAGTAGTAAATGAAGCACTTAGATTCTGGAACCAACGTGGTAAAAGACCTGGTTCATGTGCTATTTATATAGAACCATGGCATAAAGATATCTTTGATGTGTTGGATATGAGAAAGAAAACTGGTGATGATACACTTAGGGCTAGAGATTTATTTTCAGCACTTTGGATTCCAGATAATTTCATGAGAGCAGTAGAAGCAAATTCTGATTGGTATTTATTTTGTCCCCATGACATCAAAGTAGCTGGTTTAAAACCATTTTACGAAATTTACGGAGCTGAATATGAAGAAGAGTATAATAAAGCTGTAGAGATGGGTATTGGTACCAAAATCAAAGCACATGATTTGTGGTTGAAAATACTTGAAGCACAAATTGAAAGCGGAATGCCTTATATGTGTTTTAAAGATTCAGCAAACATCAAATCGAACCAAAAGAATATGGGTGTTATTCACTCTAGTAACTTATGTAGTGAGATTATGGAAGTAACAGATGCCAACACAACAGCTATTTGTACACTTACTAGTATTCCAGTACAAAAATTTGTTGTTGATGGGGAGTATGATTATAGCGAATTAGGTCGTGTTGCTCGTTCAGTAACAAAATCACTTAATATCGCTATTGATGTAAACGAATATTCTACCGAAGAAGGTCGTAAGGGTGGTTTAGAGCAAAGAGCTCTAGGAATTGGTATCCAAGGTTTAGCTGACGTATTTGCGTTGCTTAAATTGCCTTTTACAAGTCCATTAGCTAGAACGATTAATAAAACAATCTTCGAAACGATTTATTTCAATGCGTTGAGACAATCATGCGACTTGGCAAAAGAAACTGCTTTAACTTATGATGGTTACGAAGGTTCACCGATATCGCAAGGTATTTTCCAATGGGAAATGTGGGGTTTAACTGAAGCTGATTTATCTGGAATGTATGATTGGAAAACATTAAGAGAAGACATTTTAATTTATGGGGTTAGAAACTCTTTGGTTACAACATGCCCACCAACAGCAAGTTCTGCACGTGTAATTGGGTCAAATGAAGCTTTCGAACCATTCACATCTAACTTATATGTTCGTAGAGTAACTGGTGGTGAGTTTGCAATGGTGAATAAACACTTGGTTAGAGAATTAGAAGAAGAAGGAATTTGGAATAGAGAAACACTACAAGAATTGATGAAAAATGATGGTAGTGTTCAAAACATACCAACAATTAATGAAGATATTAAAGAGAGATATAAAACAGTTTGGGAAATATCACAAAAATCTCTTATTGAAATGTCAGCTGAGAGAGGGCCATTTGTAGACCAGTCACAAAGTCTTAACATTTTCTTTTCTACACCAACAGTTGGGAAGTTAACTACTTCACATACACTAGCATGGAAATTAGGGCTTAAAACAGGTCAATATTATTTGAGAAGTGAATCAGTCGATAACAAAGCGAAACACTTAGCAATCGATATGGATAAGAATAAACCAGAAAAACCGCAAGACAGTCAATTTGAATGCTTCGGTTGTTCATCATAACAAAATCAAAGGGACCTAAATGGTCCCTTTTTTTATTTGCCATATTTACTTATAAAAATAATTTATTATCATATTTATCTAAAAAAGAATAAGTATGAAATATATTAATATAAATTACCCATTTAAAGACAGTCCTAAAGGGTTTTTTTTAGATTTAAATTCTGATGATGCATCAGCTATTAAAGCTGACCTTATGCATTTAGTTTTAACTAGAAAAGGACAAAGACTTTACAACCCAGATTTCGGAACAGATTTATTAAAATTTATCTTCGAACCCAACGATGGTTTAACACTTGCAGATATTAAATCAGAAATAACTACAGTAATAAAAAGATATTTACCTAAACTAAGTGTTGATGGAATAACAGTAGTTGAATCCCCTGAAAGTGAATATGCTGCAGTAGTTACAATAAAATATACAATAACAGATGATGTCTTTACTACACAAGACTTAGTAATAATAAATATATAATGGCAAATACAGGAATACAATATACCTCTAGAAACTTCGCTGAAATACGTAGCGATTTGGTGAATATGGTTAAACAATACTATCCAGATGTTTTTGGAGATTTTAATGATGCATCGGTAGGTATGATGCTTTTAGAGCTTAATGCGGCTGTTGGTGATATGTTATCAACCAATACTGATAGAATGTTTCAAGAAACACAAATTGATTACGCTAAAGAAAGAAAATCAATTCTTTCCATGGCTAGAACATTTGGGTTAAAAATACCAGGCAAGAGACCTAGTGTAACGATTGTAGATTTTTCAGTAACCGTTCCAGTGTTAGGTGATTCATTTGATATCTCATACGCTCCAATTATTAGAACAGGTTCCCAAGTTAATGGAGCTGGTAAAATTTTTGAAGTTAATAATGATATTGATTTTAGTAATCCGTTTAATATAAGCGGAATACCTAATAGACTTATAATACCAAATGTTGATTCAAACGGTAATTTATCTAATTATACTTTAACAAAAAGAGAAATTGTATCTAATGGTTCTTCTAAAGTTTTTAAAAGAGTTTTAACTAGTGCCGATGTTAGGCCATTTTTAGAGATTGTTTTACCAGAAGATAACGTAATTTCAATTGAGTCAATCATTACATTACCAGGAACTAACTTTACAAAGTTGCCAACACTTGATGATTTTTTAAACTTAGATAATAGATGGTTTGAAATGGATGCTTTAGCTGAAGATAAAGTTTTTATAGAAGATAATTCTAGAATTACCGATAGTACTAGTGTAAGACCAGGAAAGTATATTTCAACAAATAAAAAATTTATTAGAGAATATACAGATTTAGGTTTTACCAAGATTATTTTAGGTGGTGGTAATCAAGATACTAGTAGTCTTTGTGATTTTGATACAAATATTGCTTTGGTTAATCAAATTGGTGATTTTATCAATAATATGTCTTTAGGTGTTACACCAACAGCTAATACTACTATGTTTATCAAATATAGAGTGGGTGGTGGTTCAGAAAGCAACGTTGGGCCAAACGTATTAACTAGTGTAGGGTTAATAAACATGAATGTTAACGGCTCTAAACCATTGATAAATGCAGCTGTTAAAGCTTCTCTTACAGTTAATAACGCATTTCCAGCTTTAGGTGGTAAAAATGAACCTAGTGTTGAAGAAATTAGAAATCTTGTAAGATATAATTTTGCTTCACAAAATAGAGCTGTAACCATTAAAGATTATCAAACTAGAATAGCTCAGATGCCTGGTAACTTTGGTGTACCATTCAGATGTGGTGTTTTTGAACAACAAAATAAAATTAAAGTTTACATTCTTAGCCTAGATGCTCAATCTAAATTAACAAACAATTCAACTAGTGTTCTTAGAGAGAACATAGCAAATTATTTAGCTGATTTTAGAATGATTAATGATTACGTTGAAATCACCAATGGTAGAATAATTAATTTAGGTTTTCAAGTTGATTTAATGGTTGATAAAAAACAACCACAAGGTCAAATCATTAGTCAGGTAATTTCAGACATACAATCGTATATGGATATAAACAAATATCAAATGGGTGATAATATTAATATTTGTTTA